GATTTCTTCCGACATTTGTCACCTCCTAAGTGATTTTACTTAATTAAATAAGTCGGCTGTTTTGAGGAAACGACCGCCCCATAGGGATTTTTCAACCTTTTCTGGTTGATCCTGCACGATCTCGCCTAGATCGCCAGATTTACGGAAAGCGGTGTCCTGCTCTACAGCATCGAACCTCTTTCCAAACTCATCAAACTGACCCTTGGTTTCTGAAAGATCGTGCTTGGCTGCAGCTACTTCCTCGGATACGCCAGTAATTGATTTCTTAAGTGCATCGACCTCGGCGTGAAGTGACTTCACGGTCTCTGCTAGATCGCTAAAGGCTGATGTAATAGTGTCTTTGATATCGGCAACTGCGTCAACAGCTACGTCATCGGACTTAGACACTTCAGCAGCTTCTTCGACAACCTCATCAGCTTTTTCAACTTCTTCGGTTTCGACGGTTTCGGCCTTTTCAACCTCGACCTCTTCAGCGTCTTCTGCTACTGCTTCTGCCTCTACCGCTTCATCGGCTTTGGTTTCTTCAGCAACTTCGACGCCTTCTACTGCGGCATCTGCCTCGGGAGCAACCTCATCTGATTTTTCTACAACCTCTTCGAGGTTAGTGATTTCATCAGTCATAGGACTTACCTCCTTTGTCAACTTAACTGTATTAATGCCTTTAGCACTATCAATTAAGAGCTTTACCATATCTTGTTTTTCATTGTCGCTTTTCTCAACAAATCCAATGTTTGCCATGCTGATTCCAGATGTAGGACTTATCTCAGTCTCATTTTCTGAAAGCATAACAAGGCCGCTTTCTTTATCCCAAAAAACATTTTCTAGAACCACGTCAACACCCTCGCCCTTGATGGTGTCTACGCCATCTACCTTTTCTACAGATAGGATGCTTGCAAACTGGTTTGCTGGAGAGTCTACTAGCGAAAGCTCTACAAGGTCATAATTTTTAATAACGCGAATCTGAGAGTCTGACTTTTCGTCGTATGCATCATCCCAGTCATTCATTTTGCCACCAATAGAAAAGCCAGAAAGCGTTCCGTCTAGGACCTTTTCCCACGTGTCCTGGGCACCCTTAGATACGTATGCAGAAACGTAAACGCCGCTATAGAACTTTTTGCTTTCTGGATCAAAATATTTGTCTTCTTTAAATGATATCATTTTACCTACTGCTGTAGGCTGGTGCATCTCACGGATGTTACCCCGAAACTTTTCAAAGGCTTTAATGGATGCCTCTTGGGTAACAATGTCCATCTGCTTGTCTACGTTGTCAAGGGTAGCGAAACCGGAGACTGTACGTCTCTCTTCATCAACTTTGCTGAACGGCATAGAGAGGCGAACGCTGTCGCCTTCTGTATCCCAATGGGCTTTAAACATAGTCATACTAACCTAATTATAGCACCTTTTTGTAAAGTTTACAAAAATGTTACTATTCGGAAGATCTACCCTCTCCTTGGGCATTTCTTCCAGCAACTGTTGCGGTGCTGTCGGATTGATTGTTAGATCTCTCCGCATCTCTTTCTCTATTTTGTGCATTGTTTGCTCTTGCGTCTGTGGCCTGCCTAGAAGTCATTTCAAATGGGCTATCGCCATCTGACCTCTGTGGAAGACCAAGAACTTCTCTAGCCTCGTTGGGAACCATAATCTGATTCTTTACGTATCGCTCAAGTATCTGTGATTGTGCAATCTCATCTGTAAGGGTAAGCTCGTTAAATTTAAAGTCTAGAACATCTGTCTTTTCACGAACAATCTTATTCATAATTTTTTCAATGCTCTTCTGTGCTGGTCTAGCAACCTGCTCTTTAAATGTGCGGTCTTGTGCTAATGCTGCAGCAATGTTTGCACTGTCTGCACCACCAATTTTAGACAGAGGTACTTGGTGTGCCATAAGAACGTTGTCTCTATTTTGCTTGGAGTATTCCCGGAAAGAGGCCTCCTGCACACCGTTTTCGATTGGCTCCATTTTAAACTCTACCTTGTTACCATCGCTATCACCAGGCAATGGAATGTATAGGGATCTGTGAGACTGTCCTTTAAGACTTGTCTGCAAGAACCTAAACATCTTGTCTTCTGCGTCAGCAGACAGCTTGGCACCTTTAAGAGTTACAACATATCTGGGAACGGCCTTGTTGCTAAAGTAGTCAATATTGTACTGAGAGGCTAGCTGATCTCCGTGTACTGAAGAAATCGCAGACATAATGTCTGGGATTCCGTAAAAGGTGTTTAGTGGAGAATACTCTTTGAAGTGAATAATTTCATTTGGTCTGGTGTCAGTAGTGATTGGGTTTACGTTCTTTGCCCCAAAGTTTCTAAAGTAAACAACCTTTTGGCCAATAATCTGAACGTAGCCATCTTTAAGTCTGCGAACTCTCATTGTCGTTGCGGGAATGTGTCCTAAGTAACCAATATCTCCACTGGTTGTTCTACCCACTTCAAGGTAGCCGTTACCAGTTGCCTGAACATCTGTGTAGAACTTCATCATGGTGTTAGTAAAAGAGTCATCATCATTAAGATTTTCTAGCCAGTCACGCATAGAAATTTTTAGTCTTTCAATTCTGTTTCTGGCTCTGTCTACAGCGGCGCGATCCTGATTAGTTTCCATTCTTAGCATTGTGCTTTTGGAAACTTCTAGATCATAGCCAAGCCCAACAATATTTTCTACCTTAGCGTCAATGGCTGCGTGATTAGCGAAAGATGTGTCGTAGTAGTTTGCAAGCTCGTAAAGATTCCATGGTGGGGTGATGACATCGAACATGCCGTAACCATTTCTAAAGACAGTGCCTGGATTAATCTCTTTAGACTTTGCCCCGTCTCTTCCTGAAGCAGTAGCCATAGCATTGTTTAGGTAAGCCTCTGTTGGCTCTGCATTCTTTGCAATTCTGGTTGCTCTGCGTTTAAAGTTATTGTCAAGTCCAGAAAAGCTTTTGATGTTGTCCCAAGATTTTACGAAGGGGTCTTGAGCTTTAAATACATCTTCCTGATTCTCAACATGATCAAGGCTTGCGCCGATTATAAAATCTTGACTCATTAACCTTCGTCTCCATATGCCTGTAGGGTTTTCTTTGCAGCAATGACAGCACCAAGGTCATTCATGTTTGGCAATAGGCCCTGGCCCATTCTGTCTACCTGCTCGCTGTGCTCTTCGTCTGAAATCTTCTTCATGTTGGGGTAAAACTGGGCCTTGCCCTCTGCCTGCCCCCAATACCTTGCGGCATCCTTTAGCTGATTAATTCTAGTTTCGTCTCCGCGCATTGACTCAATAGAAAGAGCGTTACCCTCTCCGTCTGTAAAAGCTTTGCCGTTTGGCTTGTGCCAGACATAAGTGCCAAAATTTGAAAAGTTTTCTTCTACTACCTGTACTTTTGTTTCTCCCACTTGACCGGGAAAGCGTGGTTTACTATTATTCATAACCACTAGTATACCACATTATGTAGGTGTAACCGCATTCTGTTGCCATGTCAGGTCCTTGAATATGTTATATTCATAATCTTTTACCTGCAATGTGTTTGTACTATCTGCCACAATCCTCTGAGTTCCCGTATAAATGTTAAAAATAGTTTCACCATCTATTTCTTCTCTAATAAGTGCAGAAAGCTTTAAGACTTCGTCCCAAACAAAGCCAGCTCCCGGAATTGGCACCGTCTCGTCACCGACCTGCTCTTTACCTGCCCAATAGCCCCACTCCAAGTCTTCCCCCAGGTTGTTTCTAACAGAGAACCACTGCCTAAAGCCAAATCGCTCTGAGTCATCTGATTTAGATGTTTCGTAAAAACTAATGTTATCAAAGCGAATGGGGCTGGTGAATCTCAAGGCTCCAGAAGATCTGCCAAAATCTAAGAACTCTGGGAAAGATATTCCCAAGAACATCCAAGAGTTGGGGTACAGGATAGGCCTTTTAGTTGGCTTACCGTTAGTAAAGTAGAATATGCCAGACTGAAGATTTTTATTTTCCCTACTGATAGCATAGATTTGTCCACGAGTTCTGTCTACGCTGTCAGATATTAAATAAAAGTCTATAAAGCCTTCTGCAGACTCAATTTCAAATATCTTTACCGGAACTTGTGGCATTAGATCTTCGGAATATCTAAGGGCCATTTGCATTGAACCTATTTTGAAAAAGTTTGCAGCGTTACCGTTGATGGCAACACTCATTTTAGAATTAAAAGAATTAGAGAATTCTCCAAGCATCTGAATTCCGCTACTGGCCGTGTTGTATAGGTATGGAGAGCTGCTCTTGTAAATGCTAAAGGGGCTTACGTTTCTATATGTAGAATAAAGCCCTGCCTTAGATAGAGGGATAATGTCTTTTCCTGTTTTTGTTCCAATTCTTGTAGGCGAGTCAGTAAACGCTTGAGAGGCTAGCTCAAGTGATCTGATAACAAAAGGATTAGTAGAAATGCTTTCTACATCAAACTCTAAGTGCAACTTTAAAGCAAGGGAGTCAAAGTTTACCCCGGATGGAGGATATATTACTGCACCGTTTACAACCTCATACTTAGAATATAGCCACTCGGATCCAGGCCTTACCACTTTGTTTTTGCCCAACTGCTCAACGTTTAAGAAGCTGCTAGAGGTAGAGCTTGCCCCACTTTGCAAATATTGAAAAGATACAAAAGCTTTTACCATTGATCCATTAAGGTTAAAGTATTCCCCCACAACATTTTCTGCTATTGGACAGCCCAAGTTAAACTGAATAAAGGAAAGGGAAGAGCGTACGTCCCCAGTGCCGTCAACAAGATCTTTAGAGAAGTAGCTTAGGGGCAAGTAGTCTTCCCAGTAAGAGTTGCATCCAATATCTAGATAGAAATTATTCAAATATTTTTTAGCCTGTAAAGTATAGGTTGCCGTATGCTCCTCTGTCCCAATAGTCACAAAGTCATATGGGTCTCCGCCGTCAAGTATTAACGACCAGTATGATGGTGGTGGGCTAATGGCGTTACCGTCACCGTCTACAGTACTTCCAAAATAATCTGCTCCTGCATCGTAGAAGGAATCTCCAAAAGAATTAAAAACATTCTCGTAGTCTACCGGCACCCCGTAGTCAGAGAAGAAGTGTTGAATCTTGGTTAGGTTTCTTGCATTGCAAAATCCAATTCTCCGAATCAATCCCTTGTAGGTATTTTGGTATTCTGGATTTCCTCCTATGTAGAAAGAAAGCCTTTGTCTGTTTCCAAAGAAGCTTGCTAGCTTGTCGCCCTTGTCTCTTACAAACCTTGTAATGTCTAGACCAACAAGAAATCTGTCTCCCGTGTGCTGACCTCTAGACTGATAGAATATATCCTCTTCATACTCGCCATTAGCCTTTAAGAAATTAAAGGAATATATTACGTTAGTTTCTAGAATTCCACTATACGAAACTTGGTCTAGATATATCTCTACATAGTCTTTGCTTATATTGTTTACAATTTTAAAGAGTGTTTGTTTTTCTGGCCAGTCAGCAGCAGTTTGAAATATACCGTAAAAAGCTCTAGTCTCTTCTGACAAAAAGTTCATGTTGTTAAAAACAAGATAGCCTTCCGTTTCTTGCCAGATACTTTCCGAGTCGCCGCTAAGAGAGTTGGAGCTGTTTGCAAAGTGAAGATCTGGCCTCAAAGATATAAATGTGTCTTCTGGATTAGAGTTTGCCAATGCCAAAGACTGAAGCCAAGAATTACTACTGCTTTCTTTATTAAACTTAGCTTCTGGTAATGGGTGTATCGGCATTTTCAGAGCATCTTCTTCTATGCTTAGGTTGTCAACGATACCGCCAGACCAATTGCTATTTCTTGGAAAGTTATAATTTTTTGCATAGTTTGCAAAGCTGTAATCAATGTTTACAGAGTTAGCAGTGTTTAGTCCTTTAATGTCTGAGGGCGACTCAACAGCCTGACCATATACCCACCTTCTCTTAGAAACATCGTTAGCCACCATATATGGATATATAGCTATGCAGTCAAGTAGCAGGGCGGGGACATCTTCGTAACAATAAAACCCAAGCCAATTCAGCTCCTGGTTTAGAGAGTTTGTCTGAGGTGGAAAAGAATAGCTTTCCTGTGTTCTATCTATAGATCCAACGGTAGATCCATTCACAACCAGATCAGCAACCTTAGAGTCTAGTCTTATGTTGATGAGCATAGGTCTGTCCCATTCTCTTACAAAGTGAGACACGAACTGTCCACCAACTCTTAATTTTAAAAACGGTCCATCGACATATATTCCGTCTAAAGATCCTACGGGGCCAAATATTTTTCTAGGAACTACCGCACTGGAAGCAATTTTAATCCAGAACTCTGCAGTAAGCTGACTGCCACTTCCAGAAGAGTTCATAAAATTAAATCCAGGAATAATAAGAGATGGCTCGTTTGGAGAGCTTGGAGTTAGCCTTGTGCTATTTCTCGTTCCGTATATAATTGGCAGTGCAGAGTTTTTAGCCAAAAGATAGTTGTCTTTGATTAGGTAGTATCCATCAGAGCCTTCAAGACCGTACTGTTTTGCTGCAACTCCAGAATAAGACTTGTTGCTTACATTTGCTATATTCAAAGATGTTATGGATTCTTGAGACCTTACCCCCAAAGACTCTAGCTGATGTTCTTCTGACCACTGCCCGACAGATATTCCATTAATTGCAAACTCATACACTTCTGAATCATTTCTGTAAAAAAATTCTAGAAAGAATTTGAGATCTTCAAAGTTTTTCGGTAGCTCAAATGTTTCCGATAGTCCAGACCAAGACAAGGTTGAAGTTGCAGATACAGACTTTACGGCTTCGTTTGGAGTTCCTGGATTATCTGGATCTGTCCACCTAATTCCGACCCTTACGTCTAAAACTTTTGTATATGAGTATACAAAAACACTGACCTCTAC